CACCACAACAGGCACTCCAATCAATGGTTACGAACTCAACGAATACGGTCTGCTTGCAGCGTACTCGGCTCTGGGTGTTACCAATCGTGCATATATTCAACGTGCTGACGTTGATTTGACAGCGCTCACAGCCAGTTTGACTCGCCCCACAGGTACCCCAAACAACGGCGCATACTGGCTAGATGCCAGTATCAGTACCTGGGGCATTTTTGAATGGAACCAGGCCACAGCAACATTTGAAAATTACATTCCTGCAGTGATCACTGATGCTACCGAAGTAGTAGGCGGCGACGGCACCGATCCTATTGCTGACAATACTCCAGTGGCATCATACGGCAGCATTGGTGATTATGTAGTTGTGGCAATTGATCAGTATGTTTACGGCTACTACAAAACTTATCAAAACGTCTGGGTACAGATTGGTAGCAATGGCTGGAAAACTGCCTGGCCCACACTGGTGGGCGCCAACGCTCCTACCACTCTGACAAACGGTGCAAGCATGTATATCAATGACAACTTGGTTACAGTTGGTGCTACCAACACCGTGGCCGGATTTGCAGCAGTGATCAATGCTGCTGCTATCACAGGTGTTACTGCCCGTGCAGTGTCAAATCAGCTGTATCTCTACGCCAGTTCTCTTGCAGCCAATGATGGCTCAACACTCAGCAACAATGGTCTGATTGCTGTTGATCCAGGTCCTACCAGCGGAGCAGCACTGTTGACAGCGTTAGGCATTACCTCTGGTCAATACGCAGCGCCTGACTACTTGCCCGCATACAGTTACGATCAGCCACGTTGGAGAACCACTGACACCGACGGCGGTCGGCCCACAGGATCTGTATGGCAAAATATCAGCAGTGCCAACAATGGCATGAATTTAAGTGTCAAATCATACAGCACTGCACTGGCTGCCTTTGTATCACAAAACTGTCCGGTATACGCCAGTGACAGATTTGCTATCTATGCTCTAGATCCGTCCGGCGGCGGAAAAAATATTCCAGTAGGTACCACCTACGCAGTTTATGACGCCAGCATTTATCTATCTAGTGCATCAGTTCCTGGACCCACATTCTCTTTTGATATACTTGGAAGATATGCTCTTGGCGCCACTGAAATTACAGGAACCACAACTCCACCAAATGTTGCTGGAACATTTATAGTAGGCAATAGTTTTACAATTTCAGCATCAGGTGTAGGCACAAGCACAGCCACCAATCAGATCACTATTACCATTGGTGGCACAGGAACAGTGAGTGACTTTATTACTGCGGTATCTGCTGCAGATATTCCTTATGTGTCGGCTGCGGTCAACACTGCTGGCAATATTGTGCTTATACACAGCCAAGGAGGCACAATGCAACTGGCGCTGGGCACCGGAGCTCCGTTGTCCACAGCAGGAATCTCTTTGGCTACTTCTAAAGTACGACAAAGAAATGCTTTGCCTGCCACAGGACTTACTTTGAGTAACTTTGTGACCACTCCGTTGTTTACATACACTGCCAGCACCACAGCACCAGATCAAGACCCTGCCACTGGTCGTCTATGGTACTATAGCTCAGTGAGTGATGCTGATATCCTGATTCAGGATAACGGACTCTGGCAAGGTTATCAAAACGTAACCAATGATGTTCGTGGCAATGACTTGACACTGTGTAATGCAGCTGGCCCAATCATAAGTGCGTCAGCTCCGACCACTCAAACTGACACAGCAGAATCGCCCCTGGCCTACGGTGACTTGTGGATTGACACCAGCGATCTTGAAAATTATCCCAAGTTGTATCGTTGGGAATCAGTCAGCGGAACCGATTCCTGGGTAGAAATTGATACCACTGATCAAGTGTCACAAAATGGCATCTTGTTTGCAGATGCTCGTTGGGCACCAAACGGCACCACTGATCCTGTGGCAGATCCAGAACCAACCATCATAAGTTTGCTGAGCAGCGACTATCTTGACGTTGACGCTCCTGATCCTGCACTGTACCCACAAGGCATGTTGTTGTTTAACACACGCCGCTCTGGTTACAATGTCAAGAGTTTCCAGAATAACTATTTTAATACCACATCTACTGCGTTTGCAATTGATGCGTATTCTGCTACAACTGTATATGTATATAATGATTTTGTAAACTACGAAAATGCAGTGTATGTTCGTAACAGTGTCACAACTGCTTATGCAGCAGGCACAGTACCAACCAACGGCACCTTCTGGGACTTGTTGAACACCAACACATGGCTCACAGCCAGTGGCAACAAAACTAATGGCAGCATGTGGTCCGGACGTCTGGCACAACGCCAGTTGATTGTGGAAGCACTCAAGGCAGGCATTGACACCAGTGCAGCAGCACGTGAAGAACAAAATCAATTCAACTTGATTGCAACACCTGCGTACCCTGAACTGACACCAAACATGATTGCACTCAGCAACGAGCGCAACAACACCTTGTTTGTGGTTGGCGATACACCAATGAGACTTGGACCAGATGGCAATAGCCTGGTGGCGTTTGCTACCAACAACAACGGACTTGGTTTGGTCACAGAAGATGGTAATGCAGCTACTAGCAACTATGCTGGCGTGTTCTATCCGTCATGTCGGACCACAGACCTAGGCGGCAACTCAGTTGTGCAACCACCAAGTCACATGATGGTTCGTACAATTCTGCGCAGTGATGCTGCCAGCTATCCATGGTTTGCACCAGCTGGCACACGTCGTGGTGTGATTGACAATGCCAGCGCAATTGGTTATATCAATGCTGCAACAGGTGAGTTTGAACAGATTGGCGTGAGTCAAAGTGTTCGAGATATCTTGTATGAACGCAACATCAACCCAATTACGTTTATCCCTGGTGTCGGCATCACAAACTTTGGTAACAAGACCAGTACTGTGACAACCACTGCACTAGATCGTATCAACGTGGCACGCCTGGTTGCATTCTTGCGTGGACGCCTGGAAGAGATTGGTAAACTGTTCTTGTTTGAGCCAAATGATCAAATCACACGCAATGAGATCACCAATACCTGCAACAGCTTGATGATTGACCTGGTTGCCAAACGAGCCATCTATGATTATCTGGTAGTTTGCGATGACAGCAACAATACTCCTGCTCGAATTGACAGAAACGAGCTTTATGTTGATATAGCAATTGAGCCAGTCAAAGCAATTGAATTTATTTACATTCCGTTGCGCATCAAGAACACCGGTGAAATTGCCGGCGGATAATAATGAAACAGGTGACTGATCTTTCAGTCACCTTTTCAGGTAAATAAACATATAGGAGATTACAAATGGCAGTTTCATCATTACAGCGCATGACAGTACCACTAGCTAGCGATCAAAGCGCCAGCGCACAGGGCCTGTTGATGCCCAAACTCAAATATCGCTTTAGAGTGATGTTTGAAAACTTCGGCGTTTCAAAACCCACAACAGAATTAACCAAACAAGTGGTCAGCGTTGCTAGACCCAACTTGACATTTGAAGAAATCACATTGCCGATCTACAACTCAACACTCAAGTTGGCCGGTCGCCATTCCTGGGCAGATATTGCTTGTTCAGTGCGCGACGATGCATCAAACAGTGTTTCCAAACTGATTGGCGAACAAATGCAAAAGCAAATGGACTTTTTGGAAATGGCATCAGCTGCTTCGGGTATTGACTACAAGTTTCAGCTCAAGATTGAAATACTGGACGGCGGCAACGGCGCTGCAACACCTGTGGTACTGGAAGCCTGGGAATTGTACGGTTGCTACCTTAAAGGTGCTGACTACGGCGAATTGAACTATGGCACCAATGAAGGTGTTACAGTCAACATGACCATTGCGTATGACAATGCTGCACAACTTGGACCCAACAGTCTAGACATCAGCGGTATTGGTGGCGTGATTGGTAGAACAATTGGCGACGTTGTGACTGGTGCTGGCCAAGGCGCATAATAATGCCAACATTTGGCCAAGAATTCTTCAAGGGATTCACCGCGGCGGATAGCTTGCGTGATTATACTCACGCAAGCAAAACCTTTACTACCAACGCATACGAACTTAAACCCAGATTTAAGTTTCTTTTTCACGTGAGCTTCACGTTGAACACCGCTGAAATACCTGCACTGAGTCAGCTGGCAGGTGTGAATGAAATCACCAGTCTCAGTTATCTTGTGAAAACAGTGGACCTACCCAAGTACACCATTGCGACAGAAACACTCAATCAGTACAACCGCAAACGTGTGGTACAGACCAAGATCAACTATGATCCTGTGACTCTGACGTTTCACGACGATGGCGGCGACAACTCACGCAACCTGTGGTACAACTACTACAGCTACTACTATAAAGATCCCAGCCAAAATTATCTAGCACCCAACAGTCAAAACGGCAGCATGGGCGCCAGTGCCAACATGCAAAAAGGCTTTGGCTACAACGACAGAGACATCTACAACGACACCAGAATTGGTGATGTCAACGACTGGGGATATGTGGGTGAAAGCTACAGTGACGGCGGTAGTTCAGCATCAGGTAAGCCACCTTTTTTCAGGGACATCAGAATCTACGGCATGGATCAACATAAAACAGCTGAGTATGTGTTGATCAATCCTCTGATCAGCAACTTCAGTCATGATCAATACAACTACAGCGAAGGCGCTGGTGTCATGCAAAACAGCATGACCATAGCGTATGAAACTGTGAAGTACTATTCAGGTGCTGTGGGCAATCAACGACCCGACGCCAATGTTCAAGGCTTTGCTGATCCTGCGCACTACGATCAAACTCTGAGTCCAATCAGCCGACCAGGATCTCGAGCCACAGTGTTTGGTCAAGGCGGCTTGCTGGATGCAGGGGGTGGTATCTTGGAAGATCTACAAAGCGGCGGCGTGTTAGGACTTATTGGTGCAGCACAAAAAGCAGGCACAGCCTACAACACATTCAAGGGCAAGAATATTGCCAGCTCAGCCATAAGCGAAGCAACGGCCCTGGGCACAAATGCCATCCGAGGTTCATTGCCGGGCGCAGTTAGAACTGTACCAGGCCGCTCAACTGGCATGTTCTTCCCAACACCACAAACACCACCAAGATAATCATGGCCAGTATCAA